GCTTCACAGTCTGTCGGACGCGACGGAATCAGTCAGTCTGAGGGCTATACGTCTTCCGCGACGTTCGGTACGTACGGCGGTCACTTTACGAGCTACAAAGAATGGCTCGATAAAGAGATTCCGCGCATGAAGAAAAGATTTAATGGGATCGTATTCTCTTCGATCTAAGGAGGAAAGCTCGTGCCAATTAATAACTCATCGATCAACTTGGCAAGTCAGAGCGACTTCATCCGGAAGCACGGAGAGCGCGTCGACTTCTTCTCCGGAAACAAATGTACGTGCTCGATTACGCCGACTGGATCTATGGTGCCTGACGCTAATCGAGCGAATCCGAACTGCAAAGCCTGCAAAGGACTTGGCTATTTCTGGATTCCTAGTGGGCAAGTCATCGCGCTCATTACGAGCGTCAGTCAGCAGAAGGATCTCTTGCAATCGGGGATCGCGGCGCCCGGAGATCTCGTCATGTCTCCGGACATGCGCTACACGATCAGCGACTACGACAAGATCCAAATGACATGGGGAGACGGAATCCCGTACGAAGGACAGCTCGTGACGCGCTCAGCGACATCGGACAGCGACACTGTGTATTACGAGATTATGTCGATGGAGAACTGTGTGCAAGTCAATCCGACGTCCGGAGAGATCACGACGTATGCAGTCGATGTCGATTTCACTGTCAGCGGCAATACGATCACATGGATCAGCGACAAGCGTCCTGCGAATCGTTCAATCTACTCGATCAAATACGGAGCGCTCATCGACTGGATCTGCTTCGCTCCACCGCAACCGCGTTATGAGCGCGGCACAAATCTCGGACAGCGGATTGTCATGAGGAAAAAGCATCTCGTAACTTTCTAAAGGAAGGAGGGCGTCGAGCATGTACACGATCGACGTAGATCTCAACGCTCTCGCTTCTCTGCGAGAGGATATCATGCCGGACTTCGGAATGCTTCAGCAAGGAGTCATCGACGCGACGCAGTTCGTGCGTGATACGTGGATATCCGCAGTGACGGGTACAGTCCTTCCGGGCATGGGGAAAGCGATCAACGACGACAAGTACGCGTCCGCGCTTTCTACAGGAGAATCGCTTTCGTTTCCGGAGCCGTTTTACGGACTCGTGATGCCTGTCGGAGTCGACGATCTCGTGAAGAAGTACGAAGAGGGAACGAATCCGTACGACATGAAGCCCGGACTTCTAAACGGTCCGAAATCGAAGCCGACGAAGGACGGACAAGGGCGATACAATACAGTCCCGTTTCGTCACTATACGCCGAAGTCGAATTCTCCTATCTCAGTCGGATTGCAGATGCCGAACGCTGTGTACAATCAAGCGAAGAATCTTCCGCGATCCACACAGATGCCGAACGGTAAAATGAAGTGGGGCTTGAGTCTTGACTGGGACAAAGAACAGCGGACGAGCTTCACAGGCTATCAGCACAAGAACGATATCTATCACAACATGTATCGGATTGGATACGAGAAGCACACGCAGTACGTAACGTTCAGACGCGTCAGTACGCCGCGTACGAAAGTCATTACTCGCGGTCCGAACAAAGGACAGACAATCCGTCTCGGATCTGATCCTAAATCGTGGTGGAATCCGGGCACCGGAGCGAATCCTCTGATCGAAGCGGTCTATAATTATTGCATGCCGCAAGTCGAAGAAGCGCTCTTGAAGATAGCCGAGAAAGCATTCGGATTTTAATTGAGGAGGTGGAGCATATGCCAAGATTATTTTTCGTTAACGTAGAACGCGACGAGGAGCTAGTCAAAGGAGAGCGTAAGCGTCTCATCCGTGGAGTCGCGAGCACTGAAGCGCAGGATCGACACGGCGAAGAGATGCTCCTCGACGGAATGTCATTCGATAGCTACCTGAAGAAGGGCTATTTGAACTGGGATCACATGAAAGGTCCGCAACACATTCTCGGAAAGCCATTAGAAGCGCGCATCGTTTCGGACGGATCGATCTTTCAGAAGAATCTATCTGGACCCGCATTCTATCATCTGTGCGAGCTTCACGACAGCGAACCTGGACGCGCCGCGTGGGATCTAATGAAAAACGTCGCAGATGATCCAAACAGACAGCTAGGTTTTTCTGTAGAAGGTGCAATCTTGGAAACGATGGGAAGTAAACTTATTAAGACAAGAGTCGATGATGTGGCTCTCACGAATCAACCCGCAAACAGGGAAACGTTCGCTGAATTCGCTAAATCATTGACTACACAAAATTCCGCGCTTCTGCTCCAGTATATTGACGATAATCAAGACGCTGGAGAAAGGGCGAATCAAGCAGTACAAGGATTCAAAAATCTGTCCGACATCATATGGGGCGACTGCTCACATGGATGCTACGACAAACACGGCAGATTCTCCAAAGGCGCGAAGGGCGCGTATATGCATCTTGTGAAATGCAAGGGCTACGACGCAGATCAATCCGTCGACTTGGTGAAGAATCTCGCAAAGAGCGGCATCATCTAATTCTTGTATGGGAGGAATAAAAGCACATGGCTAAAACGAAGCTTGAGAAGCACATGGAAGAGCTGGAAGAAATGACTTCCGGTAACTCCAAAGATGCGGTAACATTCGCTGGTCGCGGCTTGGATCTTTTGAAGAACATGCTCGGCTTGAACAAATCTGCTGGTGAAGCAGACGAGGAAGAAGCAGACGATGAGCCTGAAGATCCGTCCGAGACGAACGAAGATCAAGGCGAGATCAAGAATGCAGGCAAGATCGAGAAATCCGTGAAAAACGGCGGCGATCTTGAAGACGCTGACGAAGATCCGGATGATCCAGCTCAAACAGGCGACGGCGCAAAAGGCGGCTCCATCATCACGAACAAAGGCAAGAAGATCGCGAAGGAATCGTCCGCCGCTGTCAAGAAAAGCTACGAGTTCGATGAGCAACTTTTCGCGAAGCACTTCGAGGAAACTTACGGCGAAGTCGTAGAAGCTTCCGAAGCTGTTGCAGAGCTTGCGAAGTCCGTTAAAGTCATCGGCAATGCACATAACGAGAACAGCGTTCTTCTGAAATCCGTTATGGAGCAAAACGTCGTGCTTGCAAAAGCTGTCGGCGAACTGCTGAAGTCGAATGCTTCGATCGCCGCTGAGCTGAACGAGATCAAAGCTCAACCTGTGAATGCTCCATCCGCCGGATTCGTCGTTATGACGAAGAAAGCAGACAAAGCAGACACAAGCGCGAAATCGCTTCGCAAGTCGGACATTCAGGATGCGATCGTCGACGCAATGAACAACGGTCACGAAGACGCAAGTCAATTGCTGAAGAGTCTCGGCGTGATTCATGATCAAGCTGGACTGAAAGACTTCTACGACAACGTCCTTCCGGACGACATCAAAGAGTCCATCTAGTATCTTTTCAAAGAGGGCCTTCTGATTCAAAAAATATAAACTTCATCTCGAAGGAGAGGGACTAAGACAATGGAAAAGAAATTCCTTGCAAAGAGCTTTAACCAGCTCGCAAAAAATGCTTACGGCAACCAATGGGGCGGCGTTGAAGCATACGTAGAAAAACTGTCTCAGCCGCTCGTTAAAGCATTGGCGACTGGTCCGGTAGCTGGACAATCGTTCGGCAACGCATCCGCGATGGTTCTTCAAAACTTGGACTCGATCATGACGTCCGTATTGTTCACTGAAGAACAGCTCGTAAAACAGCGCTTCATCGATCGCGTTCCATCGATCAACCCGATCTACCAATGGAATCGTCGTAACAGCTACGGCTCCGGTCGTGGCGCAGTAGGTTTCGCAGAAGGCGGCATCGGTCCTGTCGGTAACGCTTCTTGGAGCCGGAATCAAGAAACAGTTCGTTTCTTCGGTGTACAACGTGGTACGACGATCGTCGCTAACCTCGCTGGCGCACTCGGCGGTATGTTTGATAACCCTGTCGAGGAAGAAGAATACGACGGCACGATGCAATTGCTCTCCAGCGTAGAGCGCTCGCTCGTGTGGGGTAACAGCACTGTTACTGATTCCGCCGGCAACCCGATTTTTTATGATGGCTTCTATCGCAAGCTTCGCTACGGCGGCTATGCGAACAGCAACATCATCGATCTTCGCGGCAATCCGCTGACGTTCGATATCTTCTCCGAGATCGCGGCATTGCTCCAAAAGAACTATGTCACGAACACGCGCAACATCGCGGCGTTCCTCGATCCGGATACGCTCCAAACGCTTCAGCTTCAAAAGAACTTGACTGAGCGTCGCATGCTGGGCGCAAGTCCTTCCGATGGCGGCTATGTAACAGGTACTCCGCTGAAAGGATATGACACTCAAATCGGTTTCATTCCTTTCGTACCGGACGTATTCTTGGAGCCTGTCATTAACAAAGCTCCACTGAGCACAGCGGATCAAGGCGCTCCATCGACTCCGGTCACTGTGACTGGCGCTGTAGCCGCTCCGACTGGCGGACAAGTTTCCAAATGGGCATCCGGCGATGCAGGCTCCGTGTACTACAGCGTAGGCGCATTCAACGCAGCCGGCGAGTCGCTTCCATTCGTAACGACGGCCGTAGCCGCTGTTGCAGGTAGCATCAACACGCTGACGATCACGAAAGTGACGGGCGCTATGGGCTATCGCATCTATCGTGGTACGCAATCCAACGGCTCGGATGCTCAATGGATCGGTGAAGTAGCTGATTCCGGCTCCGCTACGACTGCGTTCGCGGACGACAACTTCCTGCTTCCAGGCACGAACGTGTCGCTGATCGTCGAGAAGTCGCAACAAAACGTGGTCATTCCTCAAATGGCTCCGTTGCTGAAACTGCCGCTTGCTGTTCAGAACACGACGATTCCTTTCGGCCTGCTGTATCTGCATACGCTGGCTCTGAAAGCTCCTGAACGTCAATTCATGATCATCAACATCGGTAAAACGGGCTACACGCTCTAATCCATTCTTTGAACACTGAAAGGACGTGCTGACATGCAAACGATTCACAGCAAACAGCACAAAGAACTTGTAGGGAGCGTCAATGACGCTCCTTATAAAGTAATCTTTGATGCCGACGGTTATGCTGAAGTTGAAGATGCAATCGCTGAACAACTGACGAGCGCCGAC